GTCATCTAGCAGCCTCACAAAGCGGCCAAGATCACCGGGAATGGAGTGGGTGGCATCACTAACAATCTTGGCGACGATGTTGCCTTCCGGCGCGTCCATCACCCAGCTTGCAACTTCCTTGGCGCTATACATTGTGCGTCTCCTTAGATCATTGCCAGCAAGGCGAGGCAGATAAACAGGCAGGCCATTGGTAGGGCTTCGCGGATCATTATGTGTCTCCTTGTTGTTGTGGGCCGGCGCTTACCATTGAACGCCGGTTTTGATGGCTTCGACCATGCTGCCAACGGGCAGCCAGCGGTCACCGTAAAACAGTTCATGGCGCACAAACCAATCACGGCTGCTACCGCCGCTTTCTGTGCCGCCCATTACTTCAAAAGTGCGGCCATCATAAATCACGTCAAAACGACCATTGCCGGTCTTGGCAATGGTCAATTCGTTGCAGTTGAAGAAATATTCGCGGTTTTTGATCTTAGCGATGGCCATTGTGTGTCTCCGTCTTGTGGGGCGCTGCCCCGTTGTTGTTGAAGCCACATTGCCAACGTCCGTCCTATGCGTCAAGCATAATTTTATGCTTGCAGCATTTTATTTTGACCCCTATGGGCAGCGCATGAGCAAAATCATGACCCATGCAATGCGTGCCGCTGGCTTGAATGATGTCACGCTGGCCGCGCTAATCGGCTGTTCGCAGTCGCATATCAACCGGATTCGTAACGGCAAAATGGTGCCGCGACGGGTGATGGCCAACGCCATTGAACGCGCTTTGAGCGTTCAGGGCTTGGCCGATGAACTAACCAAAAAAGAGAGGGGCAACGCATGACGCTAAAAAATTGGACGCCAGAGGAAGATGCAATTCTGACCCGCATGATGCAAGCCGGTGACACCTACGCACAGGTCACAGCCGCTTTGCCGGGCCGGAATATTTCAGCGATCAAATGCCGCGCTTACCGGCTGAATTGCAGCAATACGCGAGTTGATGGGCGCTGGTATGGCAAAGCCGACGCCACGCTGCGGCAGATGTGGTCGGATGGCGCTACCATTATGGAGATTGCGGATCAGTTGGGCGTGGCCCACACATCAGTGCGCCGCCGCATTGAGCGCATCAATCTCCCGCCGCGCAAGTCAGCGGTTCGCGCAATCGGCACCGGCTGGGCTGCTAATGATCTGGCTATTGAGCGCAGCATTCGCCAAGCCACGGCGGCATTCGAGCGCCATTATCGTGACGTAGCAGCCAAGCGGCGATGGCATGTCTGGCAATATGCAGCGTAATGTTTTGGCGGCGGGCTTAAAAACCCGCCGCTTTTATGTGCGCTTCGATCTGGCGTTTGGCATCGTCTGCACCATAGCAAACCAGCACCGTCTGGCCGATTGATGCTAGGTATAGATGCCAACTTTTCTGGTCTGGCGACAAGCGCCCGCCTTGTGATCGCTTCATCTCAATCCACAAGCCCCAGCCAGGCACGAAAAGATCGGGAACGCCACGGCTAACGCCTTCGGCTTTCAGCTTGGCCGCAGTGGCGCGGGATCGCCAGCCGCCATTTGGAATCGCAAATATGCGAACATCGCTAAACTTGCGGCGGAACCAGAACACGATTTCGCGCTGTTCTTCATGTTCTGTGGGCAGTCGTTCGACGCGCTCCTTCAAAACGGCACTTCTCTTGCCTGCACATCGTATGGATCGAACGCCTTCCAATCCTGACAGGCGCTTGGCGTTCCCTGAAATTGATCCGGTGGCGTTGCGGCGTGTTTGTGGCAATGGTTCGATTCCCGGTGAAAAAAGTTGCAATCCCAGCACAGTCTAGGCCGCGCAGCTTCCCAGTCAATTAGTGCGGCTGGCTTTGTTGCCATGCTCATCCCCATATCCTTCCGATTATGCGATAATATTTGCCATCGCGTTTGTATGTGATGCCGGTTGGCGGCTTGCCACCGTTAAGGATTGCCGCAACTCCGTCTAGCGTCATGCTAGGCTTAAGCGCAACGCCGGCATTGCTGGCGATGATGCCAAGCGTGGCCACCGCTTTCTCCCCGGCATAGCCTTCGTGGGTGACGGTGAGATATTCCTTCACGCCAGGATCGGACAGCGCACCGTAATAGGTGACTTCAAGCATGTCTTTGCCGCTGGTCTTGCTGGTGTGTTTGCGCCAGCGCCATGACGTGACGGGCATTTCGGACGGCGCAAAGCCCATAATATCGTCGTTGTGCAGCCGATAGGTTTTCGGCTCTGGCGCGGGAAACTCTGAGCCGCAAGCCGGGCAGATTTTCACGCTGGGATGGCATAGCTCATCGCAAAACTCGCAGACTTTTACCGGAGCTTCACCGTCGCCTTTGCCGGCTTTGGTTGGCGGTTGCACAGCAGTGATCGGGCCATGCGTGGCCACAACGCCGGCAAAGTCTAAGACTAAGCAATCAGCCTTGCCAGGCGCAACACGAAGCCCGCGCCCAGCCATCTGCACATAAAGTGCCGGCGACATGGTGGGCCGCAGCATGGCAATCAGATCAATCGCCGGAAAGTCAAAGCCAGTGGTCAGCACTTGGGCATTGGTTAGCGCCTGAATGCGCCCAGCTTTGAAGTCGGCAATCATGCGCTCCCGTTCCGCCTTTGGCGTTGCGCCCGTCACGCAATTGGCTGCGATGCCGCGATCATTAAGCAGATCGGCGATGTGGTGGGCATGGTCAACGCCAGTGCAGAACATCAGCCAGTGTCGCCGATCCGCGCCCAGCGCCATGATTTCGGACACAACTGCGGAATTGTTGTCGTCGGTATCGACGGCGGCTTGCAACTCGCTTTCGATAAATTCGCCGCCGCGCTTGTGGACGCCATCCAGATCAAAGCGCGCCTGAGTAACCTTGCTTCGCAGGCTGCTTAGGAAGCCTTTGTAAACCAGTTCTTCAATCGTGACAGGCTCTAGCAGGCCATCAAATAGCGCCGGCTTGTCGGTGATCAGGCCATGCCCAAGGCGATAAGGCGTGGCTGTCAGCCCGATAACACGCAACGCCGGATTGATGGCCAGCAAGGCGGTTAGCAAGCCGCGATAACCGCCCTCATCCTTGTGGCTGACAAGGTGGCATTCGTCGATAATGACAAGATCAACATGGCCTAATTGTCCGGCTTTTGTCCGCACCGATTGGATGCCTGCAAACGTGATCGGTTCGCCAAGCTGGCGTTTGCCAATGCTGGCGCTGTAGATGCCCAGAGGCGCGCCGGGCCAATGCTCCCGCATTTTGGCGGCGTTTTGTTCGATCAATTCCTTCTGATGGGTAAGCATCAGCACCCGCGTTTCCGGCCAGTTTTGCAAACCTTCGTGACACAATGTAGCTACAATGTGGCTCTTGCCGGCACCGGTTGGCATGACAAGGCAAGGATGCCCATCGTTTGAACGAAGCCAATCGTAAAGATCGTCAATGGCGCGGCGCTGGTAATCACGAAGCATTGAATGCTTCCACTGCTGCAATACGTTCGCCTATCCAGCGCATCACCGGCACGGCCATTGAATTGCCCAGTGCCTTGTAGCGCGGGCCGTCAGGGCAATCCTCTGAGCCTTTCTTGCGCCACGGTATGGCGGTGTAATCGTCGGGGAATCCTTGCAGGCGTTCGCACTCGCGCGGGGTGAGGCGGCGGACGGCTGAAGCCTGTGCCACCGCCGGAACCTGACAACGCTGCAATTGCGCCGTGTCTTTCGGCTCAAGCCCGCGCGCATCACCGCCAGATTGCCAGTCAAATGCGACGGGGACGCAAAAATCATCTTTGTTGTGGCCAAGTCCCCCCTTCCCAAGCGATGCCGGCAACGCGCCCACCACATAAGCTTGCGTATCAGGCCCGCGCAGCCCACCCTTTTGCGTATCAAGGCAAGGTGAAATAGCAGGAACAAACATCCCCGCCCCCCCATTAATGTGCTGATTTTCTATCCCTTGCTTATCGCCAAAATGCGCGTTGAGTGTTGGAGCAATTTCGGCTGGCCAAGTGGCTAAGAAATTGTCGCTGTCCTCGCGGTGACTGCTTTGAGACTGCGCTCTAATGCTTCTGGCAACACTTTGCCCCGTTTCTCGGCGCGGCGCAGGATGCCCTGACAGGCTGTGGCGCTCAAAAAGAACCGCTGCGGCACGTCGCCAGTCTCCAAGATATCCGACAACGAACACACGACGGCGGCGCTGGGCCACTCCGAAGAACTGAGCGTCAAGCACTCGGTAGGCCCACCCATACCCGAGTTCGCCCAAGCCCCCGAGTATGGAACCAAAGTCCCGTCCTTCGTTGCTTGACAAGACGCCGGGGACGTTCTCCCAAACCACCCATCTGGGCCGCTTTCGGTCAGCAAGCCTAAGAAACTCAAGGGCCAAGTTGCCACGGTCGTCATCCAGTCCGCCTCTGAGGCCAGCGACGCTGAACGACTGGCAGGGGGTTCCTCCGACAAGAAGGTCAATTGCTCCATATTGATCTGCTCCTATACTAGTGAAGTCGCCGTGCAGTGGCACAGTTGGATAGTGATGCGCCAACACGGCGCGTGGAAATGGCTCAATTTCACTAAAAAAGGCTGGCTGCCAGCCAAGCGGGTGCCATGCGGCGGTTGCGGCTTCAATGCCGCTGCAAACGGATCCGTATTTCACGCCACCACCTCAAACTTACCAGCCAACGCCTGCACTGTCTCATCCAGCAACTGCCGTGATGTCAGCCCGCCAACGCCATTCCGCAGGCGGCTTTGCCCAATCAGCCAAGTGACCGACAAGCCATCGTCGCTGCCTTCCATCTGCCACGGCACCAAATCGGGATGAAAAACATGATCGTCACAGCCATCATACTGAGCTTCTGGCGGGATCGCCATGTCCCACCGGGCGCAGTGCCAGGTTGAATCCTCTTTCGGCGTGGCGTGGGCGCATGTGCGGCAATTCACTTCCTTAGTCGGTTGTGACTTGTGGCACATCGCCTTTGCGGGACACCAGCCGCATTGATACCATGTCGGATCGGTTGAAATAGGGGGGGGTATCCTTTCCCCCAATGCGATGGCCCGGCCTTTGGCAATGGCAGCATCGGCCACATCTTTGTCATACCGCACCCGTTCACAGTGCAGCCGATCATCATCCTTGCAGACCGCCACATAAAGCGCGCGCGTCAAATCCAGCCCGGCCATGTAAACTTGCATCTGAACGAAGTGCTGCCACTTGGAGGCGCGAACGCCTTTGGCCACCAGATCGTCGAACGACTTTTTGCCGTGCGTCTTAAACTCTAGCAAATGCTCCGTCTTTGGCGCTTTGGGAATGCCAACACCTATCCCGTCAATGCTGCCGCTAACATGCGCGCCAAAATCAACGCGGTTTTGCTGGCCACGCACAGCGATGCCCACCGCTTCCAGATCGGCAATAATGGTGGCTTCCTCGTTATGGCCACGGCGGAACAGGCGCAAGATGCGGCCTTCGAATTGCTCAATGACAGCCCAGCGAAATGACAGCCAAAGCCAGCGATCACAATGATGGCCTAGCAGGCTTGCGCCAAGGTGCTGGCGTGGCCGTTCCCGCTTGGCAGCGTGATGAGCATCTATCAGGCTTGCCACGGCGCTTTGATCGGCTATAATAGTCTCTGGCAGCTTTGCCATGTTTGTCTCCTCCCGTGAACAACTTGGGGCCGGCTTATCACCGGCCCCTTTTTTGTTGTTACTTTGCCCAGGGCGGTTTTGCGCTAGATGCAGCCGGTGCAGCGGTAGCCTTGGCAGCAACCGGCGCAGGAAGCCCGCCGCCAGCCAAAGCGCGATAGCCACCCACATCGTTGCGGGCTTGGCTGTAGCCGCGCGCTACATCATCCGGCGACGGATGCTTGATCTTCACCTTGATCTGCAACTGACCACCAACAAGCTGGTCGCTATCTTCAAGGCGTGGCAGGCCGATGGCGCGCATAATCTCGCCAAGCTGTTGCCGGCCAATTTCCTCTGCCTTGGCCGATTGGTTGCGGATGTTGATCGCCGCAAAAATGACCCGGCCCTGATGTGTCGGCCCGGTGATGTCGAGGCGCAGATCAATCTTCGTGCCGGTGCCTGACTTAGTTTGTCCGACTTCCGCCTTGGCGATCATGGCGCTGTAAAGACCTTCCGGCAGCAATTCATATTCGCCAGTGCTGCCGGTGGGCAGATCATCCGCGTTGAAGCTCTCTCCAAGGTTAGCCATTGTCAGATTTCCTTTTTGCTAATGTTGAAAGTTGGGCGTCCGGGTGTGGATGTGATGGCATCCAACAACGGTTCAGTGATGGTTGCAGCGGCAGCTTTCCATGCCGTTGCGTTGATTTCCGGCTTCCACCGGAACAGGCTGGGCAGATGATCGGCAAGGCCATGCTCTGCCGCCAAGGCTTGCAGCTTGTCGGAATCAATCTTGCGATTGATGCGGCCAACAATCTTCACCGCATAACCGTCACGATCAAAGTTGCTGGTGCCGTCAAGGTTAGCCGGCAAAGCCAATTCGAACGCCATTGCATCTTCTAGATCGCGGCGCGTCTTAATAGCGGCTTCTTCAACTGCCTTGGCGTTTAGCCATTGCTGATAGATTGGCACGGTCACTGCATTGACTCCATAACAAGAGCGTAAGCCGTCACGGCAAATGTGATGCAGGCCAAAAGGCTGCCCCATGCGGCGTTGACGTGCCGATCACGAATGTTGCCGTTGATCACCGGAATAGAACCGATGGCCAAGATACCTTGCAGGATTGCTAGGGCGATTAGCATGACACACTCCCAATCTTAGCAATGATCGCGCCCAAGTCTGGCGCTTCCCACTGAGACAGCCTTCCGCTGCGATCCTTAGCCTGCCAAAGCCCGTCACTGTCGGTAAGCAGCGCACGGTGAGCGTTGCCATCGGCATCGCGTTCGACACGCAAAGCCATCACAAGGTCAAAGAAATAGGGCAAACCCTGTGTCAGTGACTTACCGGGCATGGAGGCATTGTAAAGAATGCGGCCCATCTCATCCTGTGATTTTTCGAGCTTGGCGCTCATGTAAACATGCTTGCCCGGCAGATCGCGGAAGGCGCGGATGAGTTCGTTCATCTTTGTGGACAACTCGCCGTATGCCGCGCGGCCATCTTTGTTGGCTTTGAGTTCAGCGTTCAAAACCACTTCGGCAACTTCTGACAGGGAATCAATCGCCACCGATTGAAACGCCTTGGCTTCGTCACTACCAGTCAGCCACGCATAGGCATCGTGCAGATCGGCCAAACTTTTGACTTCGATATAAGGCACGTCTGCACCCGCGATCGAAAGCAAGCCAGCTTCCGCGCTAATTGCCACGACATTCGGCAAGGTAGGGATCAGGCTGGTTTTGCCACCGCCAGCCTGTGCATATACGCACATTTTAACACCATTGGCAGATAAGCCGCCTGTTCTTTTGAGGTTGATAGCCATTGTCTTTCTCCAACACCGCAGTCGGCTGATCCGGTCGCGGTGTGATTGAGGGCTTTACAGGGCTTCGCGGCGGCTGTAAAGCATAAAAAGCACATAACAGCGAAAAGGTGGATTGATGTTAACCCTAGACGAGATTGCGGTTGCGCTTCGGGATAGGCGCATGGACATTGTTGCAGAGGCAACAGGCTTGCATCGGTCGACGATTGCGCGGATCAAGACTGGCAAAGCTAATCCGACATATGACGTGATGAAGGCGTTATCAGATTATTTGATGGGTGGTCTCAATGCGAATTGAGACGATGGGTGCGGCAACGCTTTATCTTGGCGATTGCCGGGACGTGCTGCCGACGCTGGGTAAGGTCGACGCGGTGGTGACTGATCCGCCTTATGGGATTGGTGAGGATGGCGGCCGTTTTCGTGACCGCAAGGGTGGGGGCCATCGCGTTTTGCCAAAAATGGGGTGGGACACCGCGCCCCCTGACGCCCCTACGTTTTGCGCCGTTCTGGCCAGTGCAGACAGCCATATTATTTGGGGCGGCAACTATTTTACCGACAATCTGCCGGTTAGTCGTGGCTGGCTTTATTGGGACAAAATGATGGGCGGCGACTTCTCAGATGGGGAGTTGGCTTGGACTAGCATCGACATGGCGCTGCGGTCTTTTTCGCAGTGCAATAAGATGGGCGGCAAAGAGCATCCTACGCAAAAGCCCGACAAGCTCATGAAGTGGTGCCTTGGCTTTGTGCCGGATGCCGAAACCATCCTAGACCCCTTCATGGGCAGCGGCACCACAGGCGTTGCAGCCGTTCAGATGGGCCGCAAGTTTATCGGCATCGAACGAGAGCCTAAGTATTTCGACATTGCCTGCCGCCGCATTGAGGAGGCACAACGTCAAGGCGATATGTTCATTGAAAGGGCGTCAAATGGCTGATCTAACCAAAATTCTAGATGGCCCGTGGTCACCGCCAGCCCAGCCGCAGTTTGACCCGCCAGAGGTGCAGCTTGCCGCCGCGATGGAACAGGCGGGCATAACCCCGCCGTCACATATCCAGCTTGATGGCAAACTGCATCGTTTCAACGGCAAAACCAAAGGCAAGCCCGGCCATGATGTGCCATCTTGGTATTGCGCTTTTGGCGATGGCGTTCCGGCTGGGCGGTTTGGTGATTGGCGTCTAGGTGTTGAAATTACATGGCGCGCCGATGTGGGCCGGACTTTAACGCCAGCAGAAGAGGCGATTAATGCGCGGCGTTTGGCGGAAGCGAGAAAGGTGCGTGAGGCTGAATTGCAACGCCAGCGTGAGGTTGCATCAAACACAGTAGAAGATATTTGGTCGAAGGGGATGCTGGCAGAGTCGTGGCATCCATACCTTGAGCGCAAGGGCATTGCTGGTCACGGTTTGCGCGTTACGGGTGATGGGCGCTTAATGGCACCAATCTTTACGGCAGATGGCAATCTATCCAGCTTGCAATATATTCAAAACGAAGGCGAAAAACGGTTTCACCCCAGCGGTCAAACAAGTGGTTGCTTTTGGATGGTTGGCACAATGGATGAGCCTGGGCCATTGTTTATCGCAGAAGGCTTTGCAACTGCCGCAACCATCTTGGAATCGACCAATCGGCCATGCGCCATTGCCTACAGCGCCCACAATTTGCCAAGCGTAACAGGCGCATTGCGTGATCGTTATGGAAGCGGGCAAGAGATCATTGTTGTGGCAGACAATGACAAATCTGGCGTTGGCATGGCGTATGCAACGCAAGCTGTTGCAAAGCATGGAGGCCGCGTGGTGATGCCTCCGCAGGAAGGCCAAGACGCCAACGACTACCGGGCGGCTGGTGGTGATCTTAAGGCGTTGCTATTGCCGACCAGTGGCACGGAGGCCATGCGGCGGCTAGAAGTGCAGTTTGGCGATGAATTGCCAGCCGAATATGAACCGCCAGACGAACTGGTTGAAGATGTGATTGTTCGCGGTAAATCCACCGTGATCTATGGGGACAGCAACAGCGGCAAGACGTTTTTTGCGCTTGGCCTGGCCGCTGCCATTGCCGAAGGACGCGAAGCATATGGCAAACGCACCGATCCCGGTATCGTTGTGTATCTGGCG